TTTATAAGATTTGTAGTTTGAACCTGTAAAAATTTCTTCATATGGAAAAATATTATGAATATTTTTTAATAATGAAGAGTTATATCCTGTTTCTTCAGTAAACTCACGTATTGCGCAATCATAATCTTTCTCTTGATAATTACGTCTTCCTTTGGGAAATCCCCACTCTGGTTCTTCCCAAACGTGATGTTGATTACTTTCATCAATCATTTTAGAAAGATTAAAAAATTCATTTTTATTAACTACACCTTCAACTAATAAACCAAATTTTTCTTTAGATGTAATTTCTTCCGATTTGTATTTATTTGAAATCGTATTTCCACCCCATAACGTTTTCAATAGATTATCAAAATCACCTGTTTTTAAATTTTCTTTTTCTTGAAGTGTCATTTGTTTGAGCATATTCATTATGTAATTTTTATTTTGAACTAAATATTTCCCCCTCATAAAATCAATGTAACCTAAAGTGTCTTTTCTACGAATCATTAAAAATTGTAATTCCTCTTTTTCGTTTAACCGGAAAGCAATTACACCAAAACTAGTAATGGGCGTTTTACATTGATTATAAATATGACCAGGTTTTCCACAGTTATTACAATATGTTGTTTCTGACATTATTTTTTTTAACGTATAATCCTACATGAATAAATCGGAATACTTTTATATAGTTTTAAATTAATGGTATTTGATTCAGAAATTTGGGGACCACATTATTGGTTTTTTTTACATAGTGTAGCACATTCATATCCGATTTCTCCAAACGTAATAACAAAACGTAAATATTATGATTTTATTACAAATCTTCCATTATTTATTCCAGATGTTGAAATGGGTGACAGGTTTGCGCAACTACTAGATAAATATCCAGTTACGCCTTATTTAGATTGCAGAGAATCATTTATTCGTTGGACACATTTTATTCATAATAAAATAAATGTTATGTTAGGAAAAGAAGAAATATCTTATTTAGCAAGTTTAGATGCATATAAAAATCAATATAAATCAAAATCTGTAAGACTTTCAGATAAGTTACGAATAAATAAAAATTATATTCATATTTTTATTATTTTTGCATTACTATTTTTGATATATGTATTTTATTCATAGTATACTAGAAAGGTATATTATGTCATAATAATATAAATATGAGAATTGAAATAGTCATTTTTATAATAGCAGCATTGATTATGGCAAATATATACACTGAAGGAAAGATACTTAAACAAGCTCTTTCTTATAAAAAATATTATCAGATGGCAGCAATTGCATTTGGGGCATTTGTTCTGTATTGGTTAATTCGAAAAAATCCAGATAATGCCAGAAGTATAATAACCACAACAAATGAATATATCAAATATTTACCGGTTGACAGAAATACAACCAATATGATAACTCCTATATTAGATTTTACTACAAAATCAAGTTATACTCCTGACCAATATTCAGGTGGTTATAATTTTCCTATAATACCTATTCAAAATGCTGGTGAAGAACGTATTTTGAATTCAGGTAAAAAGGCAACAAAACGCTCTGTAAGTGAAACAAAAAAAAAATTTGTAGCAGCTAGACAAAACTGGAGATGTGAAAACTGTACAAAACAATTACCGGCATGGTTTGAAGTAGACCATAAAGTAAGACTTGAATATGGCGGAAGTAATCATGTAGATAATCTAAGAGCTTTATGTAGAGACTGTCACGGCGAAAAGACTGCTATTGAAAATTTATAATAATTTTTGGATTACGTTATTAGCGTGATAAATTCAATGTCGTTTATAAACAGAATACATGCTTAGTGTAATCGCTGCTATAATTAATCCCGGACTAGGACCTCCACCTCCACCTCCACCTCCATAACCACTATAGTTGAAAATTGGTGGTAGATTATTGAATGTAGAGAAATTATATTTTTGAACATAGTTTACTTTCGTTAAGTATGATATTTTGTTCTTTATATTATTTTTTACGTCATTCTTTGATTTGATTTCTTTATTTTTTTGAGCATTGAAAGGAATACTATTTTTCCAAATTCGGAAATTGCAGCTAGTCTTATAATGGTTCATTGAAATATTTAAATAAACGTAATACTTTTGTATAAAATCAATTTTATACAAAATATGGATTCTATGTTTGTCGAGTAAATATTATATTTAATATATATATAAATGTCTACGTGTTCTACTAATTTATCTGATAAAAAAACTTTTGAATGTATAACGTATAATTTTATAAGAGAATTATTGCAACGTCGAGCATCTATTGATATTGATGATATGACAACGAGAGAAAAACTTACAAAAAATTTATTCAAAAATCTTAATATATTTCTCTTTGTATTAGTTTCATCTATTTTTATTTATTACGCAGCTACTGATAAAGACGCTCTATCAAAAAAGACTTATGTCTATGGTCTTCTTATCATTTTACCACTTGCTTTTGGAATATACTCAAGTACAAAGTTATTTAATGACGGAGATGAAGAATCGTCTTCGCGATTTTTAATGTTTGGAGGATTCCTATTTGCAATTGCTATTCTCGGATATTTTTATTCAAATGCATCCGGTTCAACATTAGTTATTATGAATTATCTAATTAGCGTGTTGATGGTTTTGATAATTATTGGCGGGTTAGCAATATTCTATTTTGTATTTAGCAACTACTTGAAAAAGCAAACTGGTGCTCTAGGTTACATTATTAATTTCATATTTTATATTCCTTGTCTATTTTTAGACCTAGTAAAATACTTGAAAGGACAAATGGGAATAACGCCTAGTTCAGTTTTTGTTTTATTTATTATAGAAATATTTTTACTTATTCTTTATTTTATTGTTCCAAAGATAAGTGAATATATTATTCAAGGAAACTCCAACTTACTTTTGAATAAACCTATATTTTTGAATATGGAAGAAGTTGTAGCTGATAGTTCAAAATTTATAATTAAAAATAATCCATTACGAAATTCAAACCTTGATAATAGCATTGATTATAGAAACAGTAACTACTGTGTTTCATTTTGGTGTTATGTAAATACTGGGTCGGCTTCTAATTCTGCATATAATCAAGAATCAAACATATTTAATTATGCAGACGGAAAACCTAAAGTTGTTTACATAAGTAATGGAAAAGACCATAAAGACAAATATATTGTTTATTTCACAAATAATGATGAAACTGAAAATGTTGAACAAACACGTTATGAATTAACACTACCAAGTCAGAGATGGAATTATTTTGCCTTCAATTATTACGATAACCATGCAGACTTATTTGTAAACGGTAAATTAGAGAGAACCTTTGAATTTGATAGTAACAATGTACCAAGAAATGGAAGCGAAAGTGATACAATAGTTGTCGGAAGTCATACTGGATTAAATGGTGCAATTTGTAATGTGAATTATTATACTGATATATTACCATCGTCTCAGATTTCTAATAACTATAATATGTTAATGTTTAAAAATCCGCCCATTTTAGGTTAGTAAATATCCCAATATAAAATCTTCATTTAAAATATATAATGAATTTCGTTGTTATCATTTTAGGAATTATAGTTGTTTTTTTATTATATTATCTATACACAACTTATTTAAATAAAGGAAGTAATTTGACAACAAAAGTAGACTTGAAAACAGCAAATCCTGCCATTCCTTTTAGTACGTTACCAAATAATACTTCAACTCGTTATGCATATGGCGTATGGGTATATGTAAATACATGGAACTCCAATTTTGTAAAAACAATTTTATCTAGGGGTTCTGATTTTAAATTGACTATTGACCAAACAAATCCTACATTGAGATGTAATGTTGCTGCAGTACAAGGAACAAATCCAGATATTGTTGTAACACAAAACTTTCCTATTCAAAAATGGACCTATGTAATTATTAGTGTTGATAATCAAATCGTTGATTGTTATTTAGACGGAAAATTAGTACTATCATCAAAATTACCAAATATACCTATTGTTTCCAGTGCAGACATTGCATTGGGAGATTCAAATAATCCCGATATCTTTTTAGCATTGTTAAATAGATGGGCGACTCCCATGGATCCTCAAACAGCATGGAACAATTATTTACAAGGTAATGGAATGTCAAGCTCATCAAATATGAATATTAAATTAGCTGTATTACAAGACAATATTGAACAAAAGGCCTTTTCATTATATTAAACAGTTGAGAACTAGATTAAGGTCTATCATGGTTTTGTAGTCTAATGACTACTAATCTACTTTAGAGCCATATCCTTTTAGTTGATAAATATATTTATCCACTAAAAGAGATTAAGAAATATTTTATTCATAGTTATATATTATTATATTATATAACTATGGAAGCACCATTAGCAACAGCACAAAATACAGCACAAACAGCAATTCAATCCATTGGTAAACAAATATCTGAAGTAAAAATGCCTGAAATAAACACACAATCAATTAGTAATGGAGCAACACAGGGACTAGCGAGTATTACTTCAACTATTGACGCAACAAAATCATCATTAAATAATACAATTGGCGAGTTTTCATCACAAAATGCAGTCGGTGCTAGTGAAGAGTTTTTGAACTCAAATAGTATTATTGCAAAGTTTGCATTTCTCATTTTTGTAGTTATAGCATTTATGTTTCTTGTGAATTTAGGAATCTCACTCATTAGCTATTTTACACAACCGTCAAAAAGTCCATATTTGATATCAGGAATGGTTAGCGGAAATTCAAATATAAATATTCCTCAGAATCCTCAAAATCCCGACTCTATTATGGTATATCGTTCAAACAACCAGAGCAAAGGGTTGGAAGCTACATGGTCAGTATGGTTATTAATTAATGACTTGAACTCTACAAAACCAGGAACTGCAGATGGAAAACCCAGTTTCAGTCATATTTTTAATAAAGGGAATACAACTTTTACAACAAGTGGCGATTCGACTGACCCAGAAAAGAAAAGAATTGGCATTGCAAATACCAACAATGGACCCGGATTGTATATATCAGATGGTTCTGTAAATACTTTACGTGTATTTATGGATACTGTTAAAGATAATAATAATTATCTTGATTTGACTGGTGTTCCGTTGAAAAAATGGTTTCATCTGGCAATTCGAATACAGAATAATATTATGGATGTTTACATGAATGGTATTATTTCAGGACGTCAGATTTTTAGTGACACGCCAAAACAAAATTATGATGATGTTCATGTTTGTTACAATGGCGGATTTCAAGGACAGCTTTCAAACTTAGTTTATTATGACCATTCTCTAGGAGTTTTCGAAATAAATAATATTATATTAAAAGGTCCAAATTTAACTCAAAGTTCTTCAGTAACTTCTAATCTTGGATACTACACTTATTTATCTAATTCATGGTATTCTTCAAAATTACAATAAATAATTCATCGTATTATAATAATAGTATAATAGTATTATAATAGAAATATGTCTCAAAATTTAACATTTAATATATGCCAACAGCGTAGACGTCAGCAGTTATTTCCAGTTCCTCCGGTAAGAGCTGAATTAGAATCCAGTCCTTATAACCAGGTAATAAATGGTGTTGTTTATAATCAACGTGATATTGATATGAGAAGAAAAGCAGAAATACTAAAATATAATTCAAATAAAGTAAGTACGCAAACAAATAGTTTAACAAAAGGACAAAAATTTTCTCTTCTAGTAAAAGGATTTACACAACAACTTACAAAAAGCACTGTACTAGATTTATCAAACGGAAGTACCTGCCCAAATGATTCTCTTATTCCAACACCGACGTCTTCTTCTGATGTTCCAGGACCAATTATTTTATTGATACGCGACGAAAATGTACCTTTATATAAATATGTAAACCCGACATATACAAGAAGCTATTCTACTCTTCCTCAAAATAATACTGACCCTTGGACAATTATTTCTTATGAAAATTCATTTTTTTCTAACGCAAATACATTTACGAATACAGTATCTACTATATATATTCGTTATCTTATTGACCAACCTAACACAATTTTTAGTTTGAATATTCCAATTGGCATTTATGCGGCGGGTGATATAAGTAATAATAATGGGTCAAATATTAATATTTCTATTTCAAACGTTTCACTTAGCGTTTATTATAACGATATAAATGTTACGACCGCTTATAATATAGCATCACCCACATTAGTTAGCGAGTTTTCAAGTTTTTCATTTAATGTCAATAATAAATCTGGTACATTTGATGCAATTCAGTTTGTTGGGAACCTGACAACTGATAATCTAAACCTTTACACAACAGTCGGCTTTATTTATGACATAAAGTTATCATTTGTTTTGAATATTTCACCTTTAGATAATATTTCCTTAAACTATTTCAAAACGTTTGACTATGGAGTATACGCAAATCTTTCATCGGATAAAATAAATTATGCAAGAAACTGTAATATAACAAGTTCTTCTCCGAATACTTATTCTAAATTTTCAATGATTTCAAAAACAAATTCTATTGGTACTCCACCGGTTATTCAACAACGCTAATGTATACAAGTGGGTTTTAGTCATAACTGATAAAAACTATCTTAGGTCATATCCTTTTAGAAATAAGATATTTATAATAGTTTATTTTTGAATTACATATATCTACAATATTAGTTGGATATGTAGAAATATTAAACTCATACTCATCACATCGATTAATAACAGTATAATAAATATATTCTACTTTTTTCAATAACTCGAAAGAAAAATCAAGTTCTGCTTGAGTTAACAATAATTTTTTTTCTGGATGATACATGTAGACATCAAAATTGAATTCTGGAACTTTCAAACATGTTGTATATTTTTTATCTATAAACTGTGTGTACACATCTTCATCAGATTCTGAATCAAATGCGTATGTATCCTTTCGTTTTATTTTAATAAATTTATCAAATAATATTTTGATTTCAGATAAAAAATTTTTATAACGAAATCTAGTTTTTTCGTCTATATTTGAATTATTAAATTGAATATAATTTTTGAACCAATTTATTTCTTCTAGTATGTTTTCTGTAACATAGATATTTCCATGTGTTTTTATAGAAATAAATTGTTCATAGTCATATTGATATTTTGAAAGTATTTTTTCGGTTTCCTTTATTTTATTTTCTAATTCTGAAATAGATAGATTTGAATCTAGATTATAAGATTCCATAATATCATTTAATAAATGATGGGTTTTTCTATGAAATTTGTCCTTTGTTTCAAATTCTAAAGAAAGACTTTTCAATAAGTAGTCGGGCAAATCCATATCTTTATATGTTCCACCTCTAACATGCTGAATTCCATAATATTGCATGTATTTTTTGACATGAAAATCAATATTGCATTCATATATCCCGCCTATATAATCAGCATCATGAATAAAATCAACTACATCTACTGGTTTGTATTTCCTAGCAAACTCATAGAGAGATATGCATTCTGTGAAAATTCTTTCTTTGTCTAAAAAAGAAGAAGTATGTAAGAGAAAATTCATCTCTTCGAGCAATATAACATAAACAAAAAACTGTGACATAAATACAAATACTTTATGTTTGTATTTATATAATTTGTATTGAAATTGTTTTTATTTATACATTTACATTTGGAGTCATTGTTGGATTAAGACACATTTTTTGAGAAGGATATACTTGTCCAGAAATACATTTATCATGCTCATCAATTTCAATACATCCGCGTTTTTCCTTATACTCACCAACTAAACACCATTGTGACTTTCCGGCAGTTATTGGTTTTTGAACAGGACTTTCCGCTGGTGTTGGCTGTGGGTCAGATAAATTTGATTTTTTGTTATTTAACGCATTATCTAGTGAAGAACGAGCTTTTGTATCAACTTGACCTTCGCTCGCATTTTTTAACAAGTCGCCAACAGAATGAAGTGTTCCTTCAGCAATATCAATTCCTGTTTTTGCGCCATCACCAACAACATCAGCTGTTTTGTTTATTATTGAACCGGTAGTGTATCCAAAAAAAGAAAGAATTTGTCCTACAAGAGGACCAAAAATATTAATAATAGATTGAAAAAATTCTCCAGCAATCGATAAAAGATTTATTCCTAAAAATGACAAAATAAGAAGAGCAACCAACACAATAATGATTGTGTTTTTATTGCTAAATAATTCTGATGAATTCACTGCTGGCGCTTCTGGTTTAAATAAAAATCCTTCTGTACTTGGTTTTTCCATTTACTATTATAATATATACTTCTAGAAAAATATAAAATAAAACCTTTAAAGTGTTCGTTTAGTATTTGCCAATAATTTATATGGAAATATTAAATATGGGATTGTTTAACTTTATCGAGACTTTCTTTTTTATAAGTTTAGGAATTACTTTTGTTTTGATATTATTGTTAGTTTACCATTTCAAACAAAGGATGGTTATTTTAGAACAAAAAGGAGATACTATGTTTGAAATAATAAACAACATTGTTAAAGAGTTATCATTGTTGAAACAAGCTTTCATTCAGAGACCTGTTTTTTCGCAAATGCCTACATTTTCAGTTCCTTCATTTATGAATGGTTCTCAATCATTAGACAATGGCGTTGAAGAACGACCAGTATTACAGCAACAAAAATATGAAGATGATTACGAGGACGATGACGAAGAAGAGGACGAACATGAATACGAAGACGATGATGAAGACGATGATGAAGAAGATGACGAAGATGAGGTTGAAGACGATGATGAAGAAGATGACGAAGATGACGAAGATGAGGACGAAGATGAGGTTGAAGACATACAAGAGAATAAACACCTAGAGATAACGCCTAATAGTGAAGTTAAATTAGAAACTCTAGAAATATTAGAATCTGAAAACGTAAAAATAATTAATGTAAATCTGGATGAAACAATTGCAAACGATGACAATCAATATAATGATTCAGATTGTAACGAAAATATTGAAGAACACAGCAATAACGATAATGATAATACAGAAATTGTTGATTTCGATGATGCAGAATCTGTTGTTGTAAATAAACTCGACGAATCTATTGAAATTAATAAATTGGAAGAGTCTGAAACAAACAAAGAAGATATAAATGCTTACAAAAAAATATCATTACAACAACTTAAGACACTTGTAATTTCAAAAGGTTTGGCAACTGATGTAGGAAAACTTAAAAAAAATGAATTGATTAGATTATTGGAAAGCGGTTACAAATAAACATGTAAATACAGAAAAAAATTATATATAAACAATATATAATGTTTTCTTTTTTATCAAGAAGTGAAAATTTAAATTGTGCTTATCCAGTTGTAAAAGAGACACTTCCGAAATCATCTTTAGGATATAATACCAATACAAAGTATCCGAATTTCCCTCCGCTTATGAGCGATGGACGCGCTTTAGTTGCATCCTATCAACCAGAGGCGGTTATTAATAAGCAATTAATTGAAGACAGTGGTATAAAAACAAACTGGGAATATAGAAAATATTTGACTTCAAATGCTAAAGAAATTATGAATGTAAATTTTTCTGAAGCTTGTAATGACTGTGGCTATTACAAACGTATGTCTGAAGCACCAAAAGTTCCTGAAAACACTTTCTCTTCAAATCCTTATTTATATACTTCTTATATGGACAATCAAAAAGTGCTAGGTGTTCAAGTTTCCGATTTGAAACAATTATATTTAACACGAGAACAATTAAATTCTCGAAAAATATCAGCGGTTATAACACAAGATGAATTGTTAGCAATGAAAACAAAGTAATTGTATTGAGAATAATATATTGTCTATATTTCAAAAAATATAAAAATAAAAAATTCTTATATTTTACAAAGAATGAAACTTGTAAGTTTTGATATTGGAATAAAAAATATGGCATATTGTATTTTTGACATTTCATTCGGTTCTCCAATATTAATAAAAGAATGGAACGTTGTCAATTTAATGGACAAGAGTGAAGTCCCTATTTTGTTATGTAATTGTCAATTACAGACAAAAAATAAAAAAAAATCCAAGGTTATCGAGAACGCTATTATAGAATTATGTGGTAAGAAAGCAAAATTTAAGAAAGGGAACGCATTTTTTTGTGAAAAACATGCCAAAAAACAGATAGAATATTTGATTCCAAATAAAGAATGTTCTGTATCTTCGATTAAGAAATTAAAAGCCGGAGAACTAATGGACATATGTAAAAAATATACAATAAATATTGGCAATGCATCTTTAAAAAAAGATATTTTAGATATTACAAATGCTTTTTTTGAAAAAAAAATGCTTGAACTAATAAAATTAGATAAAGAAAAAACTGCATCAGAAACAGATTTGATTACAATAGGAAAAAACTTGAAAATAGAGTTGGATAAAGTGAACAACCTTTTGGATGTTACGCATGTAATTATTGAGAATCAGATATCGCCAATTGCAAACAGAATGAAAACAATACAGGGAATGTTAGCACAATATTTTATTATGAAAGGTTCTCAAAATATTCATATTGAGTTTGTATCATCATTAAATAAATTGAAAGGTTATGATTTAGATAGTATACAAAATGTAGATAATGAGAATAAATACAAACAGCATAAAAAAGATAGTATAATTATTTGTAATCGTTTTTTAGAGAATAATGAGAACCTTCAAGAATGGAGTCATTCAATGACGACTTCAAAGAAAGATGATTTAGCTGATTCTTTTTTACAAGGAATTTGGTACTTAAAAAGCAAAAAAGTAATTACAAATGCGGAGGACTTAAAAATAACTAATCTATAAAATAATATAATTATGGAAATAGTTGACTTAGGATTAAATGATTTAGATCCTATATCTATTAGTTTAGATGATAAAAAAACATCTAGTACTTTTGGTCCAGGACTCGAACTATTAATGAATGATAAAAAAAGGAGCGCATCTAATAATGTAAATATTGATTTAGGAGAATTAGATAATTTGGAAAATGAACTTAATGAATTATCTAATGCAGCATCTTCATCAGCACCATCCTCTGATACGAAAACACTAAGTGGTCTTGGCGGTTTTACTTCTAATATTTTTGGATTTGGAGAAGCTCCAGTAAAACCACCCTCAGCGTCATCGTCTAACAATGACTCGAATTTAGGACAGGCAACAAAAGAAACGGGTGGAAATACCAAAACATGGGACGGTTTTGCAAAATTCAATGATATTCCCAACGTTGAAAAGTCTGAAGCATCTTCTAAATTATCCGAGCGTGACAAACGTAGAAAGAAGCGAATGATGATTAAAAAATTAGAAGAGTGGTATGAAAAGGGATTAATAAAAAATAATTCGCATTTCAATAATGATTCCGATTATCAAGAAGTGGAAGACGAGTATGAAGCGGCGTTAGAAGATAAGCGTAAAAAAGATAGTATAAAACTACAAGGATGGTGGTTTATGACATTTGTCAATTCCGTTGAGTATGCAAACGCAGCATTCAACCCATTCGATATTAATTTAGATGGTTGGGGAGAACAAGTGTCTGAGGATATTGATAGTTATGAAGAAATTTTTAGTGAACTACACGAAAAATACAAAGGTGGTAAATTGGCACCTGAATTATCACTATTACTTCGTCTTGGTTTTAGCGCAGCAGTTGTCAACTTTACCAACAAAGCACTTTCGACGGCAACTCCCGGATTTAATGATGTAATCCGTCAAAGTCCTGAGCTAATGAAAATGTTTACAAATGCTACAGTTAGCAGTATGAGTCAACAGTCTCCTGGGTTTGCGTTTGCAAGTAATCTTATGAATAACCCGGAACAAATTAATTCTTCTTTTGGTCCTCCACCGCCTCCTGTTGAAACAAAAAATCAACAACCCCAACAACGACCATCTATGCAGTTTACTCAAGCACCAGGAAATCGCCAAGACATAAATGCCGCAAGAGGAACCATGTTTAGAGAACAGGGCGTTGACCTAACAAATAACTTTGTTGACCCTAACAAACAGGAACGAAGCATTAGGACTCCTTCTCAACCACAAATGCAACAACAAAATCCAAGACCTGAGATGCGCGGTCCTCAAAATCCTGAAATAGATAATATATTATCTGGTTTAAAAACACGCACTGTGAATATTCATGAACAACAGCAACAACCTCAAGGCGCTGCTCCTCAACAACCCGGTTTGGCGTCATACCAAGAAGATGATTCTATGATTTCAATCAGTTCATTAAAAGATATGCAAAATACAAATATGCCAAAAAGAACGAACCGCCGAAAGAATCGCTCTGACAAGAACACTATTTCATTAGACATATAAAATGATAAAAGGTTCAAAAAATATTA